CTTCCGATCTCCCCCGTCTCCTTGGAAAGCTGAAACACCCGCCCATCAAAAAGGCTGGTCCTGTCCTTTGAGACCTGCGCGGAGTGGTTCGCCGCAAGATCAAAAACCACCCCGAATTCATAGTCCATCCCGTCCCGCTGGACGGGGGCCATACCGACCTTGCGCGGCTCCTTCTTCCCCCGGTCGTTTTCCTCCATCACGTATTCTGTTTTGGCCCTCATCGTGGCGATGATATGACAAGAAGAAGAAAGCATCGCCTCGACAAGCTTATTGTGGAGCGGCGTGACTTGCCGCCAAGCCGTATAACTGTTCCCGCGTCCAGAGTCAGCTATTTTCCCCTGCTGATCTAGGAGCCCGCCCTCCCCGGCCCAGGCGTGGGAAAGCGAATCGATAATTAACACGTCATACCCGGCGTGCTCTGCGTCCTTTATGGCCGCAAGATACTTCTGCACCTCGTAAGGGGCGGAAAGGGTGCAAACGTCATAATCCCCCATCCCGGCGTAAAGGTCGCCGCTTCCGTTTTCCGTGTCGATCATGGCAATTTTACCGCCTAGGCCCATCGCCACCAGGAGCGCCCCGTAGGTTTTCCCGCTTCCAGCCGGGCCAACTAGCCCGAGGCGCAGCTTTGCTTTTTTCCTCTCAGCTTTCCTGAACATTCTCACACCTCCAATAGCCGCCTCAAAATAGCCTCCGCGTTTTTGATCTCGCCCCTCATGCGCGGGGCGCGGCCTCTTTGCTCATCGTCCCCTCCGCAATCCTCATAAAGCTCGTACGCATAGGAATACATTGAGGCAAGCGCTTCTAAAACGCCGTCCAACTCCGAGCGGGCGTTCCATTTTTCCGTTACATCTTCCATGGCCGCCCTTGTTCGTATTTGCTGGTCAGGGTGCGCCGCCTCGCCTTCGATATTTGCGCCACACAGAATGCAACGGACATAAACGGTTATGCCGTCATCAAGAGGCCCGTCGAAATCGCCCATATACAGGGTATTGCCACCGCAAAAAGGGCAGGGTTTCAGTTCTTCTATCACACTTCACACCTCACAATCTCATCAAGCCTCATGAGAATATCCTTTAGCTCTCCCCTGATACGCCTCGCTGTGTTGGCTCCTTCCTCGATATATCTCGACGCCCGCGCATTCCAAAGCGCAGCTACCTTTTCCAACGATCTACTATAATCACTGGATGCGCCACAGATCGAGCAACGGGCCATGAACATCTCTATATAGCCAGCCTTCAGCCCATTCGGCAATACATCGTATACTTCACGATGCGTCGCGGAAATTATGAAAGCCTTACCACCGCAAAACGGGCATGGCTCAAGATTAGTGATCATTAATTTTCCCCCAGCTAGACAGCAAAACGGTACAACACACAATCCAAAACACTAGCAACATTAGACAAACAGCCATACTCTCACTTTTCGACGAAGAGGAAGGCTCATCTGAAACCCGCATTTCACTCTTACTCTCTTCCTTCTGTTTTCTTATCCATTCTTCCATTTGCTCTCTCTGCCTACGATGTTGTAACTCAACTTGCCAACGAGGCTTAACATATGGAACGACTACAGCCATTTTTAATCCCCCCTTATCGACTCCAATCTTGTCTCCTCAACCTCCGACAAGTCTATAAAATCATCCATATTCTTCATAGCGCCATGCCGCAAGTACTCATGCCCGCCGTCTATCCAAACCCGCCCGCAACAGCACGCTTTAAAATCGTGCCTGTGCTTGCTTTCGATGACATCCCCGCAGTGCTTGCACTTGGCCGCGTTCCTAATGATTTGCTCGCCCATCACATTTTCCCTTCCCTCAGCTAAATTGACCCGCCATTCCCTAAAACCTTTGCAACTTCAATCCGCCCTCCTTCCCCAGTTACTCCAAGCGTGCGCCGTTATTCCACGTCGCAGTAATGTCGCCAATCTTTAACGTGTGCATCCCGCACCCGCTACAACGCACGTTCTGTTGATTGAACCTATCTTTCGTGTATTCGGCGAGCCCGCCGCACCATGGACAGGAAAGGAGCCCGTTATCACCCATCATCCGCTTTTTTACGTTGCGATGATTCCAAAGCCTAAAGAGTGCCTCAAGCCACAAACGTTCCTGACTGCTGTCGCGTGTTGTTATTCCGCATTCGCAGCACTGAATAACGAATGTACTATCCTGCTGCTCAAACAACTCTGCTTTCCCACCACAAACACGACAATTCTTTAACCCCGTGCGTAACCTATAGCGCGAGATTAAGCCATATTCAAACGCCTCTTTAAGCTCCATAGGCCGCCCTCCTTCCCCAGTTACTCCAAGCATGTGCTCTCACGTCTTCACGAGTGGTATCCATTGACCCGATAACTTTCCACATAAACCGCGTTTTGCACCCAAGACAATGTATATCCGCCTCATACTCCTTTTGTACCCCTGAAGGAGTAGCGGGCTCGCTGACATACGCAACAAGCTGATTGCCCCCGCAAAACGGGCAAGGCTTAAGCTCTTCAAATTTCTCCATATCTTTGATTCCAGTTGTCTATTGCCTGGTCTGCCCTGTACTGGCCGGGCGCTTGAAGGCCGCACCAATCGCAAAAGACATAATGCAGGCCAGTCTCCGTCATCGCTAAATCCGCCTTCCCCGCGCAAAAAGGGCAGGGCTTCAGTTTGGTCTCGGGGTCGGGCTCATTTGCCTTGCGCCACTCCTTCATGAGCCATTCGCCCTCATTGCACAGCTCTTGAATTTTCTCTAGTAAGCTTGCGGCTTTCACGTCTAGTCTTATAAGCCTATTTTCTATCTTCATTATCGAGCCCCCTCATAAACTTTTCATAATCTGCATTTGCCCTGTAAAGCGTCAGGGCGCAGCGGAAAACGTGATAAGCCGCGTGCAACTGATTCCCGCCAATGATATGATCATCGAACCCCTCATCCGGAGTGCGCCCAACCCGCAGCAAACGCACACCATCAACAGGATAGCCGTTCTCAAATAGGAGCATATTGTATGCGGCTACCTGGAAAACGTGCTCCGCCCAAAGGCTCTTTGATGTTTTGATATCCACGAGCCAATACTGGTCGTCGATTATTACGTACCAGTCGATTGTCCCGCCGTAGCGGTTCAACTCGCTCACAAGGGGCAACTCGATATCTTCCGTTTCCATCCTGTGTCCCGTCTGGCGTTCCCACTCGTGAAAACTCAATACCGCGTTTTCTGCCAGGTCTACCTGCCCGGCGTCATAGGCGCTCCTGTCCCATTCGGGGCCGCCAAGATACTCTTGAATCATCTGATGCGCCAGCGTCCCAACTTTCGCAGTCTCATCGACGTAGGTTGAGCTGTCGATACCTTGGAGCCCCAGATTATTAGCCCACTTCACAAGCGCGGGCTTGTTGAGGATTCCTAGTATCGTCGTGACGCCAGGCACTTTCTGCCCGTCAGCCGTGCGATATATAGTATGCGGCTTTGCACGCGCCGCAATCTTTTCTTCTACTTTCGTCTTGCTCATGTGGTATACTCCTTCTAGACCTTCTTTCATAGTCAAACGATCTCCTTTTTGGGGGCCCCTTCAGGCGGGTCCCTTAATCTTTTATGGAAATGTCAACAAGCTGACTGTCAGTATACGTTGTCAGCCAGTTGCAGCCCGCCCTCATGAAGATGTGGTGTATCCCCTCCTTTCTCAAAAAAATATATTTCACTTTGTTGATGCTGTATTTTCTCCCCTCTTTAAATTCCCATCGTTTCAGCTCCTTATGCGGCAACATGGCCGCCCCCATGTAATTTTTAATTTCGCGTAGAGGTTTTAATTTTCTTTTTCCGTTCTCCATGAGGTCTTCAGGGATTTCAAAATCCCAATCGAGAACATAGGAGAAACGCCTCCACAATTCTTTACTGCCCCTGATTTTTCCACACTCGACATATTGGATGGTGGATATACTTATGCCACAGAAATGAGCAAAATCAGGCAATGAGAATTTTCTTAAGCGTCGAACGCGTTTTAATTCCGCACCTAACTCGTTAAATTTTTCTTCCATCATTCATTCACAGCACCCCGCATATCTCATATCGCTCATGATCTCTTCCTGCGCGCCATTCAATGTTTCCTTGATGCTTTTCATCAGGCAACGCCGTGCACACATTTTGTCCTCGATATCGAACCCCGCCGGGCACTCGTCGAAATAGTTTTTTGGCATCAACTCGCACCCATGACAGAAAGCGCGCAAGAAATCATCATCCTCAAGGAGCCGGGTTAAGTCCGTAGCCCGCTCAAGCTCACTGTCTTCCATTTTTCCCCTCCTTTTCATCGCGCGCAATGCGCCTGATATACTCCATGAGCTCGCGCCGCTCTTCGTTAGATTTCATCCACAACGCCAGCTGCTTTAAATACTCCATTCGAGCCATCAATGCCAAAATGCCTTCACCACCTCATCAACCGCGCGAAGATAGGCGCGGAGATTTGTTTTTCTGTTATGCAGGTGTGCGTCGAAATAGCACCCCTCCAAGCGCCCCTCCGTGGCCGTCGTGATAATCTCTCGGCCCGGGTTTTCTACACGGACGATCTTCGCGCCCTTTGAGCGCAGATAGTTATATTCATTTTGAAAACGAAGATCATCAACTACGTAGTCATACGGAAAGAGCTGCATCCTGTGCTCCATAATGCGAAGCCAGAAATCGACGTGAAGCCCCCTTCCGGCGTTCCCAAATGCAACCATGAGTTCCCGCCAGCTCACCCCTAAATGGGGTATGATCGCTTCCTTATCCTCTGGTAGCCGCGCGACATTATAAAAATTATGGAAATTAATAATGTCGCTCACGGCGTTCCTTAGAGGGGTGGCAAAGGATACCTGATGCAGATTCGCACGCCTGGCCGCCCATTTCGCCGCCAAAGATTTCCCCGCGCTGGGATACGGAGCGTAAAACGCCAGAATCCTCATAGGTGTATGTCCCCCCTCATAGCCTGCGCGATAACATAGCGAAGAAACTGGCTCGCGGATATTTCACGCCGCCCAGCTTCCATCACTATCCATCGGTCCATTTTGTCTGTCATCAAGAAAGTCCGTTTTCTAAGCAACAGATCATCAAGATTTTTCATAGGGTCTTACCCCCGTGACGATAGGGCCGCGTCTTGTTGTACTCGTGCTTTTTTCGCACGATCTCAGACATGTCAATGTCAACATGCCCGGCATAATCCAAGATACGGATTATGCAATCCGCAAGCTCGACGCCGACCCCCTCAGGCTTGACGCCCTCACCGCTCCAA